ACTTAGTTCCGTATATTTATCGTCCGTTGCCATAAACCGCAACTGTTGTAAAACATTTGCACGTGTCACTTCTTGTGGCGTTTGTCCGTAATTATTTTTCATTTATTAGGTATATCTCATAAGAGATTTAGGGCCAAGGGTTTGTTGTAGTACTAAATTATTTAAACGAGAAGGTTGTGGTTGATACGGTTGCGGTTGAAATAATCCAGCTAATCCAGCTTGTCTTTGATTATTCGCCATCCGCGAGCCTGCACCTAAATGATCAGCTAACGCTTGTTGGTTTTCCTGCATTTGGTTTACAGCTTGTTGAACTTGTTGTAATTGTGTTGTTTGTCCTAACTCGGCCTTCATCTCATCAGTAGCTTCAAAAGCTCGAGGTTCACCAAGTTGCCCAAATCTTTCATCACCAGGAAGAGCTTCAAGTGAAGTGCCCATATCTGCATTACCTTCTAATATTTGGGGTGTGTCTGGTCTAGCACCCGTTTGACGCATAGTGTCGCGGATTTGTAACATCCGCATAAAAGCAGGATCCATGATGTTTTGTTGTTGAAACATCCTTCTACTAAAAACAGGGGAACCAAAAGGACCAAACATAGAATACCCTCAATCAAGATCCCCGAATCGTAACTCTCCTAGTCACGAGACCGCAACCTTAAAAAAAGTTTGCGAAAAATTTTTTGCGCGAAATTTTTACGGGTAGGGAACCTATAGCAAAAGTATCTTGAACTTTGAGGCCGGATCCAGGGAGGGAGGGTGGGTGCCGGGCGCGGTTTTTGGCTAGGGGGTATACCCTATCTGACCTAGCCTGTCAACTACTTTTTAGTTATAAGCTTAGGTTAAAAAGTTATTAGACCTAGGGCTAAGTATATGCTAAGGCAAGCCGCGCCTAAGTAAAGTTGTTAGTTGTTAGTAGGTCGCGCCTAAGTAAAGTTGTTAGTTGTTAGACATAAAAAAGCCCGCACTAGGCGGGCTAATTTATTAGGCTAGTTATTAGCTAACTTTACCTATGGCATGGATAGTGTTTTGTTGCTTAGGCTTCCAAGGGTTAACGCCCTCTATCATTAAGCGGTAATGACTAAGTACAGTACAAACATCTTGCTTAAATGTCCAAGTGTTTGGATCCATTGAATTTTGAATTTCAATAACCTTTACAGACTTGCCGTAATCTAAATCAAGTGCATCGCATAGGTCATAATATGCATCAATAATGAGATACATTTGATTGGGTACTTGAGCAGTAGCCAATTGCTCAGGGTTAAATGATATAGAGGCAAGCTCTATTGATGAACCTTTACCATTGCTTGATTTAGTAGGCATCATTCGTTGCTTAGCTAATTTAACGTTAGCTATTGCGTCTGCTACTGTTTGCGTATCCTCTACCCTTTTTGCTTGCTTGTTCATAAAGAACTCCGTTGTTAAGATTAAATCACCTCATGGTGATGACGTTATTATAATACTATACACAAGCAATACACAAGCAATACTTAGACTCATTTAATCTAATAAATGACCTAGGTTATAACCTAGTCAATTACCTAAACAAACAATCAAACAAACAATTTGCGCCTAAACAAAACTGTTAGTACTTGCGCCTAAACAAAACTGTTAGCATCTAACAATATTTTTAAGGCGCGGGCCTCCTTCCGTCTCTGGGTCTCTGGCTCGTCAATCCGTCTGTCAATCAATCCGTCTTTCGGTCAGTCGAGTCAGTCAGTCCGTCCGTCCGTCCGTCTGTCAATGGGTGGGTCGCGGTCTATCGTTCAATCAACTCTTCCGTCCGATCCGAGTCAATCGATCCGATCCGATTGGTTATCGATCCTTCGATCGTTTGTGGCATGCGCTTGGTAATCAACTGTCCGAGGCGATCGAGTATCTGGTCTTTGGAGAGCGAGTCAATCTGTGCGGTCAACACCTCACGTCGATCGATGTAGAGCCCACCGACCTTGCCTCGATGGATCTCGGCTGTGATAGCTGCGTTGATTTGGCCTTGGTCCCTCGCCTCCTCCCTCAAGTCATGAAGTGCCGAGAGATGTCCTTCCATGGAAACTCTATCTCTCTCTGCCTCCTTGATTTCCTGGTCGATCAGAAAGTTTCTGAGAAGTGGGTTGTGGTTGAGTAAGACGCTGCCCTGTCTCTTTGCAGCTGCTCGATTCTTAGTGTAACCAGCCTTAACCGCTGCCTCCGTTGCGTTCTGGCCTTTCATGTACTCCCGAGCGAACTTCTTTTGTTTCGGATTCAGTGGTTGCCACCTCTTACCATCGGGGTCAAGGTAGCCGTTGCCGTCATCAGCAGGGATCATGGGGGTGTACTGCAGGTCTTTCATCCAATAGTTCCGAGGGGTTCCGATGGGTCAAACTATATATCAGAAAGAAAATAAAATATAAAAATGTAAACTTTTGCTCGTGGCCTCTCTTATCTATTCTCTGTTTCAGAACTAATAGAACTAATATTTTCTATTACTTTTCACTGACACTCTTCACGGCTCACAACTCTCGTCCCAAGAGCCTTTCAACAAAATTCTATTACTTCTATTACTCTATTAGTCGTTTTTGTTAATTTTTTTCAAAAAAGTTTTTTTTCTAAATAGACTAATAACTCTAATATTTCGGTCGTTTCTAATAGGCAAGAAAAAGCCCACACTCGGTGGGCTTTTGCGTGGGCTAATGGCTACTTATTAAAACAAGTAATCCGCCGTTACTTTCCTCAACATGATCTCAAACGGTGTATTGTGAGAGTAATCATCGTCGTCGTCAAATGATGAGGTGGGCGTCCTTTCGCTCCACTTAACTTCGTCCCACCATTGAGAAGGAGTATTTTCTTTGTATATCTTTCTAGGAATAAACTCCAGGCCTCCCTCGTTGGAGGTATAGTTCCAATAATAAAAGTTAGTCAACTTCTTCATCTCTGGCTCTTCGTCGTACTCAGCAGAATCCCACTCTGTATCTTTAGTTATTGGATACAGTGTTTTACCGTAGGTTTCCCAATGTAACTCACCGTTAGTCTTACTGGTCAGTGCTCGATACAAATCAGGGTTAGTTTCGGCTAACGCTAACAATCCCGCGCCAGTCATTAAGAAGAATCCCGTACTATTTGTTTCGCCGTATTGTAAGTCTACCCAAACCAAACCGTGGTTTAGCTGTTCAACTTCATCATCTTCAGGTTTACTAAACAATCCGTAAGGGTTCTTAAAACTTCTGTTGACAGTATCATCCCACGGCTCGTTAAGATCGACCATAACGTCAAAGTTTATTTCGTACTCTGAGTCGGGGCCGTCGAAGTCTCCCACCACCCTATCGGCTATAGGCTTCCAACGTAATTTGGTAGTCTCAAGACATTTACCAATTTCGTCTTTCGGAAAAAACCCTCGATACACAGTCAAGAACTCTGTCCTACCAGTCTTATCAAGACTAGCTAGTAGGTTAACTTTCTCTTCTAGTGCGTCAACTTTTTTACCAATCTTATCAAGTATTGGGGAAATCGCTGGCGTTCCGTTTCGGGTTTTACCAAGGTCTATCAAATTTTTAGTATTACTTTCTATGGTCTTTCTCCTTTCTTTAAGTAATCCGGCGCGTAAACCGCGCGTATATATAGTAGTTAACGACTACCCGAAAGTAAAGCACTAACTACGAGCGGGGCAGGGCAAAGCCCCGACTGTCGCTATCCGTGGCTATCTAAAACGAGTTCTAAATCTGTCGTACCGAAATTGATCAGTAAGTAAGGAAGTCCTAATCGCTGGGATAAAAAGTCTAAAGCGTAACCAACATATTCCATGTTTTCTGTATCGTCAGAAAGCATATATCCTGGAACATAATACTCTTCAGATGGCTCCAAGTAATGTTGGGAATCTAATGGTACCCAGATAGTCTGATCAGCAGTCTTTTCCCACTGTTCAATAAACTCTATATCTCCTGGATATCCTTTACCGATTAAAGCGTCTACTACTTCGGTAGAAAGTAAATCACGGTGCTTAGGGTCAATTTGTAAAATCATACAAGCCCCTGACTCTTCGCCCCACGTTGCGCGAACTAAAGGTAAATCGCCATCGAAATCTTTGGGAAAACCTTTTCCTTTACTTTCGAAACCCAACACTCCATCCGCAGCATGTAAGTCCTCAGGTCTTACTGAAAAATATTCGAGCGAACAAAACTCGTTGTGGTGTTTTGTAATGGCCTCGATTACTGGCGTAACGTAGTTCACATATCGTTGTAGATTATTCATTTCTCCTTTCTCCTATAAAAAGTCCCCACCTTCGGCTCCACACGGGTGGGGGGCGTGTGTCTTAGGGAGGAGTATTCCCTGAGCCAATCCAAGTTATT